TCGTTATTTTTCACTAAATTTTCATTGTTTTTTGCCAATTCTTCATTATTTTTAGTTAATTCTTCGATTTGTTTAGCAATTCCATCATATTTTTCGTTCATAGCGTCGTATGATAACGATTTATTGACTAAATTATCTAACTCATCTTTGTTTTCCACGCCATAACGTTTATATAAACGATTTAACCGGTCGCTAATCATTTTATTTACTTGCTCTTGCGTGAATGTTGCTGCAGGTGTATCAGCTACGTTTTCCACCTTATTATTTTCTTCCATATTTTAACCTCTTTCTTTGAGTAAATTATATATTATTCAGCTATTTCGCTGACAATACCTTTTTAATAGCTTCGGCTAATTCTTCTTTAGCCATTTTTGGCGCATTAATAATTAAATCAACGCCCTCTTTAGTTAATTTTAGTTTCTCACGATTATCGTTATTTAGTAAAAATTCTTCGTCATCTTCAACTTCAGTATCAGCTTGATTTTCTTCTTTATCAATATCTAAATCGTGTTCTAAATCTTCTTTAGTATCTAATAAATCTTGCATAAAGTTTTCGATTTCATTATCTTCTGCACCATATTGTTTTAATAATTTACGAATTTTTTGTTCTTCCATTATTCATTACCTCTCTACTATTTATTCAAACCAGCCATTAAAACATACGCTTCAACTACTGCTTGTAAATCGCTATTTGAAATATTGTAATCTTTTTGATTGGCTCTTAATTCATCTAAAATTGAATCTTCATCATTTCCATATTTTTGATATGCTTTTTTTAAATCATCATCTAATGTTTTTTTTATTTTTTCTTTTGCTTTTAATGGCTTTACTGATTTTGGTTTTTTAAACGCTTTGAAATGTTTATTACTGCCACCACTATCTCCATACTCGCCACTAGCGTCACCGTTACCTGCTGGCACGTATTCCTGCATTTTTCCTGCGTGATTAGGTTTCTTCGGCATAATAATTCATTACCTCTCTATTATTTATTATATTTTCGTTTTATTATCTTTGCAATACCCCTATTTTCTTTTTTTCCGTTGCTCGATTAATAATCGCGTTTTATCTATTTTTATCTTTAATTCTCTCGTTGGGTGTATTCTATACATCTCTAACAACATTCTCAATCTATCTTCGTATTCTTCTAACGCCATTTTACGCGGTGTTTGAAACTCGCGATTGCCTTCCTCACTATGCGTTTTATACCTTTTAGCTAGTTTCTTATCACTCTTACCTTTTACCGCTTTCAATGGTAAACTCACGAAATAATGTCGGCAATTAGGACGCGTAACAAACCATGCAGGACTACCTAATACCCATTGCAACGTATATAAACCTCGCTTTTTTGCGTATTCGATAACCTCATCTGGCGCTCTATCATCCACGTATAAACGACCTTGATATTTAACGTGATCGGCTGCACAATCGTTATGACTACTCGCTAAATAAAACCACTCTTTTTTGTTCCGACTGCTATCTATAAAGCTATCTAAAGCGTCTAATTTGCTTTTTTCAGCGTTTTTACCGGTCTCGTGATTAATTATATGCTTTGCCTTCTCATCCATCTTTAAAAACAAACTTAATAACGTATCAGCTATACCGTCCATAGCATTCTCTGGCTTACCAATACTAGCCATATCTTGCAATCTCGGTCTATTTTTATCAATGCTGACACCATTAATCATCACACTTTTACCTTCGGATAATTTTTTGGCTTTATTTGTTAGCTTCATCATAAAACCAAGTAAATATTTATTATCAGCAATTCGCTTCTTATTTATCGTCTCATCAAATAACGCCTTATGTATTTTTCTCGCGCTATCGTTATTCAGTATGCCCTTATATATAATTGCAATGTATCTATTCTTTAACGATAGCTGATTCTTCTTCTGCTTCTTCTTCGTTTCGTAAATTGAATCTGTCGTTAATCTCATTCTCGTGACCTACTAACGTTTCCATATCGAAATCGTCTTTCTGTCTATTCTCGTCTAACCATTGAATCTCGCGTGCCATTTCTTCATCACTTAATTTACCAGCCCATAATAATTGAACGTATCTCTCTGTGCTGATTTCCCCACTCGTAAATGCAGGACCTAATATCGTAATTAATGATTCCCATGTTGGTGTTGCAAACTCATCATATTTAACTGATATCTCATATTCATTATCAGTAAATTTGCCTTTATCCATGTAATCTTGCGCTTGTAATAGCATATTACCAAATTTTTTAAGCATTCTCGTTTCACTCTTCGATACCAAATTACGCGTAAATATCGTTTGTTTTTCTTTTTCGCGTTGAGCTTCGGCATTGTCTTTCTTCGCTATATCGTTTCCCAAACTCGCTGGACTTAATACGCCAATTAATGACGCTCCAAATACGTTAGCATATAATTGCATAAATTTTTCAAAATTTAAGTCCGGTTGCGTTGTTTGTATCTGACTATTTGTGTTACCATCGCCATCTAACGTTCCTTCTATCTGAACGTATTGTCTGTTGTATAGTTTAGGCAATACAGGAATACCTTTATTGGTTCGTGATAATAAATCAACTGGATAATATTCTACTGGCGTTGATACCCTATTTGTTTGCCCTGCTTGTGTTAAAATCTCATCCATAAAATCGAATAAATCTAACTTGCCGTCATATATACTCTTACCGCGATTTGGTCTTAATGGATCAAAATAATATTTGTTTGGTATTGCCAATAAATTATTTAATCCTGGTATTAATTTGCTCTTTAAACCACTTAATTCCGGAATACAACCTAATTCACAACCAATTATTTCTTCCCCTTTTAATGACTTAAACAAATTATATTCGATAGCTAATCCATCGTTACGTAATGTTCTCGTTTCAAACAATACGTAATCTTTATCGTTTTTGTCTTTATAATAACTCTTAAAATACATACCAATTAGTATGTTCGATTTATATAACGGTCCCCAATCATCAGCTTCGTAATATTCGATTAATGGATGATTGCATAATACAGGATTAATATTAATTTTAAATGCGCCATCCCCCTCAACCAACGTCATCGGTCTTGCTTGCTGACATAACATAAAATCAAAATTATTAATCTCAAATATCTCTTGTAATCGACTATCTTCGCACGTAATCATTGGCATACCTACGATATTCGATAATGTATCGATGATAGATCTAGGAACGCCACTATGAATACGCTTAACCATCTCACTTACTGAACGCCCCCAGAAATATTGACGTTTATTACGATTATAAATTGGATTTTTAGCCCAACCATACGTTTGCTGATTCGTATACCAATTTAATAATTCGTCGCCATCGCCTATATACCACATTCTATTGGCTGTAATATTCGATAATCGTATCGCTTCATCATCGTTAATATATGTTAATCTCTCACTATTCGGATTGCTATTAAGTTTTGTTAAACCTAATATTTTCAATGCCTTTTGTCTTAAAAATTCTATTACATTCATTTCTTCGCCATCCTCACACTATAATATTCTAGCACATTAAAACCGATTATTGTTAATCTATTTTTATAAATATCGTTCCAATGTATCATACACCATATCTTATATTTTATTGTTTGCCAATCTTTATGCGCTTCTTCTTTCATCACTAATAATTGCTGATTTAGTTTCTTGTCTCGCCTAAATAATAATCTTTGAAAAAATATAGCTAGTGGTATCGTAACTAATTTTTCAACCGTAAATGGAAAATATAAAAACGCTGCATATCCACCACATACGGCTTTTAACCAATTAATATCCCACGCTATTCCTAATGCTAATCCTATATAGCACCAACCATTCGTTATCATCCAAGCTAAACCGAAACATATTAAGAACCGCCAATTTAAAAATGGTCGTAAGTATATCCATAGCTTTTTAATCATATCCAACCTCTGATTTCAACGGATCCTTAAACGAACGCCAACGCGTTAATCGTTTACGCAACGGAATCCAAGCATACTCAAATCCGTTAATCGCGTGATCGTCAAAATCTTCTCTAACTCTACCATCTTTTGATTTACGCGCATTTTTAATCTCGCGTAATAAATTCTTGCAATTTTCCGATATCTTTAAGCTACCATACGCCATTATTATGTTTTCAAAATATACGCGACTTAAAATTGGTATTTTGCTAGATGGCATAAATCGGATATTATATTCGCCTTGATTCTCTGCCTCCCATACTAAACCATCAATGAAGCCACCAGAATCAGCACAATCAACGTAGCATGTTAATATACCTGGTATCTGATATTTGTTTCGCCACATTATAAGCGTTCTAATCATTTCGCGTTGTATTTGAACTGATGATTTCCTTTGCGAATCATCGCGACCTTCGTTAGAATCGAAATACTCATCAATGCAAATTATGTCTTGCCAATTCGTAGCCACACCGATTAATTGCATTGTATTGGCACTACCTAATCGTTTCGCGTTTTCTTCGCTATATTTAATTTTACCTTCGCCATTTGACATACCGAAGTCAATGCCAACGCTGAATGTATTATATACTTTACCGATACATTGATGTTCTTTATATATTAAACTATCGTCCCAATGTGAATATGTGCGCTCTGATAATTGTCCCCACATACCTAATCCGGCAACTTTATAATAATCATACATTTTTTCTTTCATCAATGCCATTGACCGGTCTTTTTGCCAATTACGAAAACTATTACATCTAAAACTCGATGTATGCAACGCTAAACCAAAACCAAAACCTAAATTGAAATCTGGATATACTGCAAACTGATATCGATTGGTTTCTAATTCTTGTTGATCGTCTTGTAAATAATTTTTAAAAAACACATCATACGTCCAATGACCGACGTCCCACGCATTCATACAAAACGTTATTTGGCACCACAAATTATCAGCACCCTCTGGAATACGTAACGAACCATCTATTGTTAAAAAGTCATCAAACGATTTTAATTGACTAGCTTCTTCAAAATAAATATCCGTCCAATAACCGACCTCGACTGCTGTCGATGTAATATTTTGAACGTCATTCATACCACCGAATAAAATCACTTGTCCTGTTGCTTTACGTGTTATTTTATATGGACTTTTCGTAAATTTGAATAAATGTGATAACCCCATATAATTCGCAGCGTATTTAAGCTGAATATAAGTCGATTGCACGTTATCTTTATCGTTCTGACGTATCATCATGATATTGCGTCTATCATCATCCAATAATTTAAGTATAGGTTCTAAACCAATGAAATTAAAGCTCTTACCAGTTTCACGACCACCCTTAAATAATCTATATCTAATATTTTCGGTATTAGAAAACCACATATCTTTAAAATCATCTAATACCAATTCATTCACATCTATTGTAGTCATATTAACCACCCTTAACGATTATTCATTCGATATCTCTTTCTTATATTCTTTATTCTTTATCGTTAAACTTTTCATTTTAGTATTCACAATAATATTTTCTACTGATTGCTGATTCTCTGCATTTAATTGGAACTCTTTATTCGTTCGTTCTAGCCACCACGCTGTTCCTTGCCAACCGGTTTCGCCATTACGTATTTTACGTTTGCTATCTCGGATGAATTTAGCATAGGCTTTTTTTATGGAAACAAAAAATCTTGCGTGTAAGCTCTTGACATTATTTTCCAAATCACTCAAACCCTGTTTCATCCACTCATCGAAAATAGAACGAGAGACCTCGCATAAATCACAAGCATAATTAAAAGGTAAACCATCTTCAATTTCAGTAGCGAGAGCGTCAATAAGCTCGTTATTCAATTTAGCCATAGGAACCACCTCACGATAATATTATAACATATAAAAAGGGAATAAAAAAAGAGAAAAAAAGAAATAAAAAGGAGGGGTAAAGGTTTTA